TGTTATATCACGACCGGCCCATCCTTCGGGGTCTTTGTTCGGAATCGCTATCTTTTTCAGCGGGATAAAGCCAATCGACCAGTTCGGCATGTAACCTTGGGTTGTCTTCTCCCATAGACGACGGCCGATTTCATCGGGATAAAACTGTGTCTTGGCAACGATTCCCTTGCTACCCTTGAATTCGCCCTTCTTGATTGATAACGGCTTAGCGACCGGCTCCTGACCCATGTTTGAATAGCCATGTGCTAAGAGCACGACAGGACGGCCTCTAATCTTCATGCCGTCTACACGCATGATGTCACCCCCACGGTCTTTCTTCTCAGTTGATATGAAATGAGTGACCGTAAGGTCTCTCTCGCTGAACTCTTTGACTTCGGCGTCGAAAACTTTGGTTTCTTTGTCCATGACTTTCCTCCTGACTTTTATTATTTCTCAACATAGATGAGCGTGCACCGGCAGTTTATGTTTTCCTCCGCTAATTGGCCAGAACCGGGTGCAAGCATTTCATCGCCATCAATCTGAAACATCTCGTCTATCGGAATACCGCCCGAGTAATTCTTGTCTGCCTGTTGGTGCGACTCACGGACATGCGAATCACGGGCACTCAGCCAGCACTTGAGCAGTTGCTCATCCAGACCTGATTGTTCGACACTAAGCAAATCGGCCATGTTCATCGCAGAAATAGTCTCTGTCTGTGCAATGAGCGGAGCACGGTATTCATCCCACGAATCAAACTTCTCGCGAAGCATGTCCGCAATCGAAGCAACGGGCAAACCTTCATTGAACCCATCCCTTAAAATGGCCTCTATCTCGTTGAACGTTGTTCCGCTCACTTGGTCTGAGAACAACTCCATGCGCTCCCCGAGCCACTTTAACGTCTTCGGGTCATTGACATTGTAGCCGAAACGACCTCTGGTCAACTCATAGATTCTGGCCAGTCTTGCTTCACCGGCCTGTAACATTATCGATTTAACAAGCGGAAGGAAAAGTTGTTTTAACCTCTGCTTCTCGGCGGTCTTCTCAATATTAATCTTGTCAAGGGAATTATTCTTGGCAATGTGGGCTTCGGCTTTGGCTTTGCTCCATCCGGCATATAAACCTTGAATTTTCCGGCCTTCTTCATGTAACCTCGCAATAACGAATTCTCTTTGCTGATTAAAGTATGCCTTTAACGGGTCTAACACTAACGGAATATATTTATCGACGTCCTGATTGAACTGCTTCCATGCAATCTCTTTCCGGTCTTCATTCCAATAGTCCGGATTCAACGACTTGCCGTCTTTCTCTTTTTCTTTTTCCTTCTCTTTCTCTTTGTCTTTATCGTCCTCACTTGACGACGGCGGTGGTGTTGGAGGTGCCGGTGGCGGAGTCCCCCATTGCACGGAGCCAAAAGGAACGAACGGCATGTCACCCCATTCGACGGGTTCCTTGCCCTCTGCCATTCTTTCCTCGTTGATTGAAGTAAATGCGGTATCGAGGTTCTGTTTTCTTTCTGCCAGTTTGAACTGTTTGTCCTCAAAGTCCGGCAGTTCGAAGTCACATGTCAAGCCATCGTCGTAGCGTGGTAAAAGAAAAACCTCGAGTATTTCCTCAATCATCATACACTTGGGACGAAGGCACTCATTGATAAATGTCTCGTTCAACGCCTCCATGTTTGCACGGTTCACATCACGAACGAGTCCAAGTTTCCCTTCGCTCAGGTCGTAGGACGTGATGAGTTTTTCCCTTGCTCCTCTGGCCACTTCTTGTATCACCATCTCACGGCCGGTCTGGCCGAGTTTTTCTGCCTTCAATCCGCTATGAGTAATGAGCGTCTTGCCAGTTCTGGTCGGACCGACATACTGCTCCTCGATTAACGCCTTCAGTTCATCAATCTGGTCTTTGACTAATTTCTGGTCTGTGGTCAAGTGAAGTCCGGGGACGGCCATGTTGGCCAGTAATCCTCTCTGTTGTTGCATGAGGAAAAGGTCAATATCATACGGATACGTCTGTGCCATCAACGGTGACATGCTATGAAACGGAGAGGCGGGATTTGGATATTTTATCGGCAACACATCGTTGGGCGGGAATTGTCTCCGAACGTCCCCATCCTGATAGTCCCAATATTCCAGTTGCAAGTCCGAAGATACCTTTGGACGAATGATTGCGTTCTTAGTCAATGGCAACGGCCATATCTCTGAAGGAAGACCTAACTTGTTCGGCGGAATATACCAACCGCAGAACCCCCCAAGTTCTAAGCGTATCATGCTCTCATACCATAGCATGAAACGAGTCATAAAAGAGTTCGGCTTACGGATAAGGTCGAGGAAAATGTGGTCTGTTATTTCTTCCCTTTCATAATCAAGTTGTTTAAGGATATACCTCTTTTCACGCTTGTCGGCGCATTTGTAATCCTGTCTCCACGACATATCGGTGACCTTGGTGTTCGTTCCCTTTTTCCTGTAAACATAGAGTTTGAGCGGTATCATGGCAACGGATTTGCCTATTTTGTCTATGCACGTGTAGACCCATGACTTGTAGGCATCGACGAGTTGGGCATAATTCTTCTCTGGCAATAAAGGCAATCCATAAACATTGGTCATATACGAACCAATGATTTTACCGACATCTGATTCCTTCATGTAACCAAACTTAGCGAACAACCTTGAGAACGCTTTATCCAATACGCCATTATTGTTTAGGATTTTCATTATTGACCCCCATAAAAACTGGCTATTCCAGAAGCCGGTATTCCTTGAACGGTTACGATTTTCCTTTGTGGTGAAGCACCAGCAACGAACGCACCGGCCTCTGCTCCAAGCAACAGGTCGGTCAACGCCCAAACCAACGCATCAAGTCTGTTCGGCGAATCATCCCCCGGAACCCAAAGACAAAGTTCGTCCTCAAGAAAAGGGAATTGACCGAAATGATGAACTCTGCCTTGCTCATATCGAGCGGCGACCGGCTCTGCTCTGGTCGCTTTTCCTCTTGAGGCATGAACCAAAGTAACGGGAACTGACGCATCGACTTGGGAAATTACCTGAGATACCATTTCTCCGCCCTGATTTGATTCAGCAACTATCCTATCGGCCTTGTGCATGTGATATGCAGTAACGGCCGCAGTTGCCCACTTCAGCGGACTACCTTGAACGGATTCATCTGCGAGAACGAACCCATTATCTCCAATCTTTCCGGCCACAACGATACCGGCTTCATCCCCGGCTGATGTCGCAGAAGGGTCAACTCCAACCACGATTCTATCCAGTTCCCCGGGCAGTTTAATGCAACGATTCTTGTCAATGTCTTCCCTTTGCCATAGTGCGCCCGGCGCTTGGTCAATGTCTTCTGCCATGATTTCCATGCGATATGAGAGAGCGGTCATATCCTGAGTTATATCGGATAACGCTTCCTCACTAATATACGGATTGTCGTGCGACGTAAAATGGTAAGCACCCCAACGACCGGTCGTGTCTTCTTTGGCCTTCTTGTATAACTTTGAAGCATGTTGAGGGTCGCTTGCCTTGGTGATTGAACGGGAGTGCAAAGAGGGGGGAGTGTATATGAAAACGGCGTCCCCATTATTGTCCAGAAGCATGGGGGCGCCGACGTAAATCCATGCGTCCTCATTCATCAACTGCCATTCATCAAGTATGAGGACGTCGGCATAATCACCACGGAGAGTATCAGCATTCCAAGCGGTCTTGGCTCTGATACGATTCTCCGTGCCACGATATTCTATGATGTGTTCTGTCTCATTCTTATAAAGGACTTTATTATCAATGAGTTGTTGCAACGACCGGTTTACTGTGACCCAAAATCTTGCAATCTGCTCTGTGGTCGGAGCACCATAAAGGACGCGCTTGCCTGAGTTGAATTCCTGAACTGCCAGAATGCCGACACCGACAGTCTTGCCACCACGACGGCCGGCTTTGACAACCTTCCGTTTCTTCTTCTGCACAATGAACGGAATCTGCTTCTTGTGAGGGCGAGGCAAATTGATGTCGAGGTCAAGACCCTCCAGACCCATCATCTTCTTTTATCTCCTCCGCATAACGAACAGTAACGCGAACGGGAATAGTTCCTCCCGGTCCTTCACCACCGATTGTATGCTTTTCTCCCCAACCTCTGTGTCCGCCTTTACGCTCAAGATGAAACGTTATGGCTTTAATATCGCCTTCTTGTATCTTAACGAATAGTTTTGATTCCGAAAAATCCAGTTTGGTTTCATTGATTGCATCGACCATCTTGGCGAGTTCTTTATTTTTTTTGATTCTTTGGGAGAGTGCTTGATACGATATGCCAAGTGCTTTAGCGGTTTCACTAATGAACCCGGCCTTTACTTCAAGCATTGCGACGACTTGCTCAATGGGAATCTGTTTGTGTGCCATGCCCTTTTTTAAACTTTCTCAAGTTAATCAACGAATTATTAAACAATTCCCACCACTTAAAATTGAGGTATGTATTTGTGCGGAATGATAAAGGTTTTTTAATCCCTTGTCAAGTGAATTAAATCGAACGCAACAACCCATAGAGGGGAAGTAAATGACAACCACAAGATGTCCGGATGACGGAATAACTGGCCAATCTTTCTGAGAATAACTTTTTTTCATCCCATAACTGGCTATTATATGACGAGG